AAATGTATTGGCGGTACCCAAGAAATTAAAAATCTACCGTCTTTATTAGGGTAGAATTGAACTCTTGTATCAGGTATACCGTTTTCCCATTTAAAACTACCACGTGTTACCACGCTAGTATTTCTTAAGTCGTCATTATAATCTATTTGTTCGTATATCTTAGTAAGATTAAATAAAGACTGTTTAGCTTCATCTCTAAAAGCGTGTTGCTCTGTTCTTGGAAATTGTCGGTAGTATTCATTTAATCCATCTGGATCATTCTTTAAACCTTCAACTTCATTTTGCCAGTGCTCAATAACACCATATTCTATCCACGACCCATCAACTCCCTTAACCGGTTTTTCTGGCGTGTCGAATACAGGTACTCCATAAGAATCAATGAATCCCTCGTACGACCATTCCATAGGTATGAACAAACTATATAATCCTGAGCTAGTCTGTCCATTGCGGTTTCTTTTCGTAACGTCCGAATCATAATAAAGCTTTTTAAAATTTTCTCCTCCTTTATCTAAAGCATTTGATGTTGAACCCATCATACACTTTCCAATAATCTTAGATCCTAAACGCAAACAAGTTTTTGTTACACGCCAGTTATTTAATATATTGTCTGGTTTTTCCCATTTACCACTTTCGTCATGCACTAACAGTCTTAACTTTTCACCATCATAACTGTTATCACCGGTATTTTTCCAGTCAATAGTAGTATCCAACCCATCAATCTCTTCGATTTCTTCGTTGGCATTTAATTTTTTTCTTGTAAATTTAGACGCAGGTACTCTATATGCTAATTCCGTTTTAGGACGATCCATACCATCTTGTATCGGCTTAAAGAAAAACGGATAGTTAACCGATATTGGCACAACTTTATCCGTAAACATCTTTTTAGCATCAGCTCCAGACTTTGATAGTATACCAAATCTGGCATCACTTGATATTGTAGCTTGATTAACAAGCTCGGCAGATGACATAAACGAAAACCCAGAACGTCTATTTTTTAAATAGCACATTCCATAACAACGTGAATCCGCTATGCAGGCTTCCCAAAATATAAAGAATAATCTATTAGACTCTCTGAAATCCGGCGCGCCAACATCAATTTTACTCCATTGTAAATACATGTAATGCGTACCAGTTATATAAGTTGGTTTACCGTTATTATAGTAAAAAAATCCCTGATCTCTATATTTAAACTCGTAATCAATATAGTCATAATACCTTTCCTTAAAATGGTCTGGTTGTTTATGCCAATCAAATACGCTTTTTATTTTTTCCAATTCTTTAGGATATGGCGCTTGCTCCCAATATTGCTCTTCTGGCTTATCAGATCGCTTATAAGCTTCTTCGGCTAATGGTAAAGCTATTTTAAGATTTTGTATCTCATATATCTCTCCAATTTTACCAGTCTTGCTTATAACAACCATATCGTATTCTTTGTCATAACCATAAGTCCAAAGTTTATGTTTGTTTTTATGGTTTATAACTTTAGACTTAACGTGCTCGTCAAGTATTTTATATAGCGTTTGTTCGTACATTATTTAGATCTCCCTTCCGCAAAACCCCTAAATGATTTTACTGTATCACCTTCTGTAGGTTTTTCAGTTAACGCTTTTTCCTCTTCGTCTATACGACTCAATATTTCAAAAGCATCGAAGATCGCTAACTTTTTTGTTGCGGCTGCATTTTTTAACCTATCAGCAGAAAGATCATCTTCACTTCCAATAATAGCCTCTTCGGCAACCTTAATTAATTCCTCAACTGCTCGTCGCCCAGCTTGGATTATACTCAACTTCGCTTCCTTCGTATTCATATTTAATTACAATATCATTTGATTTCATACAATATAATCGCTGTCCATCTATGATAAATTCAAATTCACCGTAAGGCGTATATCCAACTAGATCTCCAGGATTGATTTTAAGCTTGTTTAAAGAGTCATTTCCGTATTTTAATATTCCAATAAGCTTACGCTCTTTATCTTGCTTAAAAGGGTCATTATTCTTTATAGGCATAATAAAACATCTGTCTCCAAATGCTTTCCATCTACCAGTATCGCCATACATATAAATCTGATCTAATTGCACAAAGTACAAGTCTTCTTCGTAATATGATCTACTGTTTTTTTGCTTGCCTTTCATGTCGTAGAATCTTCTGAATACGTTGTGGTGGATTATTACTTTATCCCCAACTTTAATATCTGTATTGTACAACAAAGGAACACTTACTACTTCGGCCATATTGTTTACGGCTTTAAATGTTTCGATGCGTGTATTCAGAATTAGCTCTTTATCTCCAACCTGTTTAGTATTATCGTAACGATTACCAACAGGCTTGACTATAAAATCACTAAATGCTTTCATTAATACTCTAAATCGAACTCAACTGATATTGCCATATTGGAATTAAACTTTTTCCATGGCATAACTTCGTCGAGTTTTTTAATGTAAATATTATAAGAACCATCAATTTCATCAAACAGTATATGGGAGATCTTATGTCCCCCGTATACTTCTTGATGTATTGCGTAGTGCATAGCGTCATTTTTATAATCAGATCCAATACTTATCTTTCTTATAACGCTATTCATTATTCACTTTTTTGCTCTACTTCTTGATAAGATCCATCTTTCAAATCGATACTAATAGCTCCGTACTGCGCTTCGAGTTCTGCTTTTGTTTCTTCAATCTCTTTATTGACATCAGCCAAAGAGTGTAACATTGCATGTTTTTGTGCTTCAGCAGCTCCAATATCAGTTAACATTCTTTGTAGTCTAGATTGTTGATCTTGAATCTTTTCTAATTGTTCTTTTGTAATTTGCTTTACTACTTCCATTATATTTGATTTAATTGTTATATTTATTTAATTACGTAAACCTTTTGGTTTTTATTTTTTATCTCTTGGGATAGCTATATAGCTAGGTACATCTGATAATTGTTTTTTATCATTTGCGGTCAATGTTTCCTGTCCCGTCAAACCTTTTCTAAAATTAAGTTGTCTAGCTTCTGTTTGGCGGCTTGCCATTGTTCTTGTTGAATCTGCTACAAATTGCTTTCTTAGTTCTCCATATTCAGCATTTCTTTCATTAAGAACCTGTCTGTTTTTTAATTGACCTCGTTTATCATTTTCGGTTAATTCATTTGGAGATGTTTTAGATCTTTCATAATTACGTTTTGTTGACCCTCCAAAGCCCAATTGATTAACGTTAGGAGGAGGACTCATTCCTTCTTGCGCTCTAGCAACAACTTCACCGCTTTTAATATCTCTTACTTCTTCAAAGTTTTTCCCGTTTACTTTTCTTTTAGCATAACTATATTCATAAGGAGTAGCTGTTTCTAATTTAGAACCTCTATTCTTCATCATTTCTTTATTCATCCTTTTGCTTCTAGCAGACTCAACTAAGTCGACATTTGAATAATCAATAGGCGGTTTTTTACCAGGGTCCTCCATTTGTTTCATAGGAGAGCTGTATTTCATTTTAAATGCGCTAGCAAGTTTAAATATTTTGTTCATTAGTTTGTTTTTTATTTGTTATTTTTGTTTTGACCAAGCTTCTTTTTCCCATGGTAGATTTTTAGCGCCTTCGCTCATTTTATTACGAGGATATACTTTACCTTTCCAATATACATTATGGTTATCATACGCAAGACCTTTATTAGGATCTTTCATTTGATCTAAATGTACCATTTCGTGAGATATAGCGGATTTTAAAGCAGAGCCTTTTAAAGATGGATCAACATAAATACTTCCGTCCATGTTTGCTTCTGCTCCTATTCCATCCTCTAAATCCTTTTTTATTATGGTAGGTTTAATATATTTTAACAAAGGGTTAATTATCTTAAAGGCCATTTTAGCATTTTTTTGCTTTAGCAGCGGTTTTACTTTTTACCATTTTAACTGGAGACTTCGCCTGCTTTGTAGCGGTTTTTAATTTTTTGTACTCTTTCCCCATTTCCGCTTTTGATTCTTTTTTCTCGTGCTTAGCCATTGTAGCTTTTGAAGCATACTTTTCTCCTGTGCCTTTTTCTATTACTTTCTTTTTCATATTATTTCATTTTTACTCTTGCTGTAATTGGCTTAATGCATCCACATGGTTCCGGCAAGTCCATTCTTAATTCAATACCTTTTTTTCCAGAGCTACTTCCTTTTCCTTTAGGTGACGCAGCATCTGCTCTAGCTCCATCCCACAACCCGTTATCAGCGTGAGGCATATTAGCTATTCCTGTTCTCAAGAATATTTGAGAGTTTTGTCTTATACTCATAATTAATAAATTTGTTGATTTGGGTTATATGTAGGTTGAATAACTTGTCCTGGTTGCTGACCAACAACGCGGTCAAACGAGCCATTTACCGGTGTTCCAAACATGTTGTTCATAACATTTTGGGTGTTAGGGTTGAAATTAACCGGTGCTCCAGAAGGTTTAATCGCAGGATTAAAAGTTTGGATAGGCGGTTGCGCATTAAGATCCTGGCTAAAAGCTTGATCAATTTGTGTGTTGTTCATCATGATTTTCTATTGTCTTTGTTAACGTTGCTTATTGCTTTTTGCAATACTGTATCAGAGTACGTTTTACCTCTCATTATAGTATTTCTTCTTTCGCTTGTTGGTATTTCTTCTTCACCAAGCATTATACGGTACATCTTATTTATTAGCTGTTTGCACTTAAATGAAACTTTATATATGTTGTATTTTTGCGTTGTTCTGTTTCTTTCTCTCCATACAGTTATCCAACCTTCTTTTAACAAATTGTTCCAGCGCTTACTGTCCCAGCTATATGCGTATGTACCTATTTTATAATCTTGCTTAGTAAATAAATCTAAACAGTCAAAGAATATTAATAATTCTAAATCTGAATCCGTTAAATTGTTATTTCTACACGCCCATCTCCTTATAATCCTATAATGTTTAAGTAACCCAATATCTTTTATATCCTTAGGCTCTAAACGTCTCATAAAATACCGATTACATCTTCTGTACGTATAACTTTACAATCAACTTTATCAATTTCGACACCATGCCCTGCATGCTTGTCATATTTTATTCTATCTCCAGCTTTTAGTATTTTAACTTCTTCTCCAACAGTTAATACAGTAGCGTTTTTATACCTAATATTTTCTTTGTCTTTATCCATCAGTAAAAGACCACCTTTTGTTTTTTCTACTACATCCTTATCAGGTTGTATTATTATAACTCTACCTATTGCCCTCATTAACACGTAAATTATTAATTACACAATCGGTTGACAATATAGTGGTAGCTACTGACGATGCATTCTTTAATGCACTTTTTGTAACTAATAAAGGATCAATAATTCCAGCTTCAATCATATTAACAATATCTCCTGTAATTACATTAAGTCCATATCCTTCTTTAAAATCATTAAAATTTGTCGAGAGCTCATCAATACCCGCATTAGATAATATCGTCATAAACGGCGCTTTAATAGCCTCTAATAATACAAGTTCTTCCTCCGATTCAATTTTATCTTTTAAAATGTTAGAAGCATTCAATAATGCAATACCTCCGCCTGGAACAATTCCTTCTTTAATAGCAGCTTTAGTCGCACAAATAGCATCTTCTACTCTATCGGCTTTTTCTTTTAATTCAACTTCTGAATTTGCTCCTACTTTAACAATCGCAACTTTAGCAGATAATCTAGCTAATCTTTTTTCTAGCCTAATTACTTCCCCTGGCGCAATATTGCCTTCAAGTTGCTTTTTAATTTCTTTTATTAATGAAGTAACGTCTTCATTCAAATCCCCTACTTGCAATATTGTCTCAACATCGGTTGTTACGCTTTTTATACAAGAACCTAAATGTTCAGGTGATATTAAATCCATATCATCACCAAGGTCCTCGTTTATTACAGTAGCGCCTGTTAATAAAGCTAAGTCGGATAACATATCCTTTTTATTAACACCATATGTTGGAGCGTTAATAACATTTACTTTTATATTCCCTTTAACTTTATTCATAGCCAAAACAGATAATACGCTTTGGTCTATGTCGGCTATTATAAGTAAAGCTCTATTAGTTTTCATTACGTGTTCTAAAACAGCTTGTATTTGTCTAATAGTTTCTACTGGCGATTCGACAATAAGAACTAAAGGGTTTTCTAATACAGCTTCTCTTTTATTTTTACTAGTTATAAAATGAGAGTTTACTAAACCTTTATCGTATTGTACACCGTCTATTAACTCAATTTCAGTATTGGTAAGTCCAGTTGATTCCATCATTACAACACCGGTCTCTCCAACGGCTCTAAAGGCATCGGCAATTATTGTACCGAGTTCTTTATCATTATTCGTAGATATAGTAGCAACGTGATCAATCATATCACCTGAAACAGGAATAGCTATTGACTTTAGATATTCAGCCACTTTCTCTGTCGCTCTCTCTATACCGTTTTTTAATTTTCTTTGATTAGCTTGTGGTATAACTTTATAAGCTTGCTGCAATATTGAATGGGCTAATACCGTTGCGGTTGTAGTCCCATCACCAGCTTCTTTAACCGTTTTACCGGCTGCTCCCTTTAAAAGTGTAGCACCCATATTTTCAACAGGGTCTAATAGTATGATACTATCTGCTACGGTAACACCATCTTTTGTTATTATAGGTTTACCCTGATTGTCCTCAAGCATAACACATTTACCGCTTGCTCCAAGTGTAGAACTTACAGCATTCGTTAATTTAGTTATGCCTTCAAAAACCTTTTTCCTAGCTTCTTCTCCGAAGTTAAGGTTCTTAACTATTGCATCTGTCATAATTTATTTGATTTAATTTAATTTATTACTTATATTATTACGTAGCAATTGTTTTTTTTAATACAAATAACCACTACCTAAAGTTAGGTAATAACATTTTACCGTATTTTTCTAAAAGCCATATAATCACAACTGGAACTAAAAACCAAAGATACATCCAATAATTTGGCGATTTTTTTGTACTTTTAGTTTTAATACGCTTTTTATCTTCTTTTTTTAAATTAACTTTTTTATTTACTTTTAAAGTTGACTCAACACTAGATGTATCTAATAATTTTTTATTGTGTCTCTTTATTTTAATTATAGTGTTGTTATATTCTTTACCATTAACAACCATAGGTTTTAGACTATCTAATGGCTTATATTCTATTTCTTCAGCCGTTTCTTCTATATGTACATTTGTTTTAGCAACATGAGTACCATCAATTTTAATAACAACTGAACTATCAACTTTTGCAATTTCTTCAACTTTCGATGTTTCAACTTTTCTGGCTCCGCAAGAAACTAGCGCTAACAATAATGGTATAATTATATATCTCATAGCTTATTCCTTTATTTCAAAATGCATCCAGTCATAATTCTTTTCAACACCTAATGATATAAACCCATGCTTATAAAATATATCAATCATTTTTTTATATTCAGGTCTAGCGAATCTAGCCGTTCTAGATGTTTCTTTTAATTTATTTCTAGCTGGATCAAGATCTATAGCAATACCCCAAGAATGTTTACTCCAATCTTTTCCACCTCTCATTAACCTAAAGTTAAAGCACCCTCCGAACAAGTCAATACCTAACTCTTTTATTTTAGCATAGCCATAAGCCCTATGTATTTCATTGAAAACCTTTAAGAACTTATCCGCTACGTCTTTATGGCATCTCATTTTATGCACGGTAGTATCGGTATCCCAAGCTATTCTCATTGGGTATGGCAATTGTATTGTAGTTAGATAACCCTCACCAGTAACATTAGGTTTACCGTATTTAGCTATGGTTTCTCTAGTTGTCATATAATTAAATATCTTTATTATTGTTTTTATTTTTTACCATTTCAAATATTTTCAATCCAGTATATAGTATTGAAAACATTAATAATATTATTTTTAGAGTGTTCTCAATGTTTGAAAAACTCAACGCCATTGATATAGCGTTTACTGCCCCTAATTTCAAATCGTTATTCGACATGTCTATTTTTGTATATGCGTTCTACAATATCAGTCACGCCTTGTAGTGATATATAAGCAGTAGCTATCACCACCCAATCGTTACTTTCTATACTACCGGAAAACAAAGCAGCAGAAGCTATCGCAAATACGGTTAATTTTCTACTTACCCATTTGCTTAAAAACAAATCTATTTTTTCTTTTCTACTCATTACTTACCTTGTCCTTTATATGGTTTACTATAATTTTTAGAACTCTTTAGCTTTGATGTTTTTGATTTTGCATGAACACCAGGTCTGCTTATTTTTTTCTTTTCTAACTTAACAGATTCGTTTTTTGCTTTTGCCATTGTGTATTAATTTATTAAACTTTTATATTTTACCAAGAAGTCAAAGCAGATCTTCTCCACGTATTATTAGCAATGCACACGTACATAAAATTAGCATCATATCTAATTTCACCTGTAACCCCTGCAGCGGTAGCGCTAGCTGGAGCAGCGTTTAATGCCGATATTCTAAATTGACTAGCTGTAAGAGAGCCGTCTATTGTTACAGTTCTAGTTGAAAAATTACCTCCTATTAATGGAGTACCTGCTGCATTATTTATATAAAGCGTATTGCTTTGTGTTACGCCTGCTGATGGGCCTGCATAAAATCCTATATATATATTTCCGGATGAGCCTGTCTCTGCGAATATACCGGCAAATCTTCCTATAGCAACGTTTTGAGAGCCAGTTGTAATAAGCTGTAAAGCTCCTTGGCCTACCGCGACATTTTGGTTTCCATTGTTATAATATAAAGCAGTTTCCCCTATAGCTACATTATTAGATCCTGTTGTACTGGTTAATAATGCTTGTGCTCCAACAGCTACATTACTAGTTCCCGATGTTGTATTTTGCATACAGAACGCCCCAACCGCTGTATTAAACCCCGCTGTAGAATACTGTAGAGATGACGCTCCGACCGCAGTGTTATTACTTCCGGAAGCAACGGTAGACAGTGAAGAAAACCCTATCGCTGTGTTATGGCTAGCTGTTGAATTATTTTGTAAAGCGCTGTTACCAAAACCAGAGTTATTTATACCCGAAGAGTTTATAGCTAATGCTCCTGCACCAAAAGCTGAATTCTGAAAACCCGTAGTGTTTTGAGCTAATGCACTCGTTCCAAATGCCGAATTCGCAGTCCCTGAAGTATTAAATCTTAACGCTCCACTACCAAAAGCCGAGTTACTAGCAGCTGTTCCGTTAGAAGAAAGTGCTCTTTCGCCAAATGATGTATTACTTGAAACACCTCCTTTTCCATTATTCCAGACGGTTAAGTCAGTTGCATTAGATTGTAGCCAGGCAATCCCTCCGCCGCCTCCGCTAATTGTATATTGCGGAACATTTAAAATATTGCCTATTAAAGTAGCCGGACCAGATGTTCCTGATGTAGTAAGCTGTATCGTTTGTCCTGGATCACCTTTGTCTCCTTTTAAACCTTGTATCCCTTGATCACCTTTATCGCCTTTGTCGCCTTTGTCGCCTTTGTCCCCTTTGTCCCCTTTATCGCCTGGGATACCTTGAGGACCAATACTGCCCGGAATACCTTGAGGGCCAATTTCGCCGGTATCTCCCTTATCCCCTTTATCTCCTTTATCTCCCTTGTCTCCTTTATATACTGCGGTCCCTGGTTCTCCCTGATCGCCTTTGTCTCCTTTAAGGCCAACTTCTCCTTGGTCACCTTTGTCCCCTTTATCCCCTTTAGGTCCGGCTAAACCTGCGTCTCCTTTATCTCCTTTTAAACCCTGAAGTCCTCTAGGTCCTTGTGGCCCTGGTAATCCAGCATCGCCTTTTTCACCTTTAGGTCCTATATCACCTTTTTCTCCTCTTTGACCAGTTAACCCTATTGGGCCTCTAGAGCCGGTTGCCCCTGTTAAGCCTGTATCGCCCTTATCTCCTTTAGCCCCTCTTGCCCCTTGCGGACCAGTTGGACCAGGTATGCCTTGCGGCCCAGGTATTGCTGGAGAACTTTCTATACTATTAGCTGCAAACTCGACTATTGAACTAATAGAAAAGTTTTTTGTATAATTTTCTCTCTGACCATTTACTATCTTAGTAGAGGTTCCTAGCAATGTATCTTCAGGTAAAACTTCCCCGTTTTTTGGGTAACTATATATTATTGCCATTTTTATTAATTTATTAATGTTACTCCAAGTAAGTTAACTATTAAACTTTCCGCATCACTTTCATTGTCTTCAAGTTTCAATCTGTCTGAATAAAGTAACTTAAATCCAAACTCTGTACCATTAGGCATAACGGATGTCTTGCTTGTATCTACTAGATTGTAATAAGCTACTCCTTTATCAACAACAATTCTTAATTCGTCTGCTGTTCCTATTTCTAAGGGGAATTCAACTGGTTGTATTTTCATAATTTATTTTTTAATAAGGTGCGCAATAAGAAGTCAAATCTCCCCAGTATATAGGGTTTGGATTATTTAAGTCAAATGTATAATTATTATAAACATAATAATAATTCCAAGGGTCGAAATAAGAATACAAAGAAGCAAATGATCCTGTTGTATCTATAAAAGTAACACCATCTGGAGTTCTATACCATCTTCCGTTACTTCCATAGTATATATCAATTAAACCAGAGCATGGGTCTAAATAGTAGTAGTTCCCATAAAAAGTATACGTCAAATTACTGTAACAATAAAACTCAGACATAGCATCAGGCGTACTCTTACCAGCAAGACTACTTAATGTTCTAAGTGATCCGCTAGCGCTGCCTAATTCAGATCTAATTTGAGATATTTTTATCTCTCCGCTACAAGGTAATGGCATAATTTATTAAATTTGTGTTGTAGCAGTTGCAGCAGCAGGAGCCCAAGGGGAAGGTACAGGCTCATACTTAGGGTTAATCTGAGCTTCTATGCTTTTAGTAATCACTGATTGCATATGAGTTATATCAGCCACGGCTTCTAACCAAGATACAATATTCTCTGGTTGCAATTCCGCAAAAGGAATATAGTTTTCGGTATCCGTAGGCAAAGGCATAGGTGTAGCTCCTGGGAATGTAGATCTTATTCCGTTTTCATTTATTCCTACATAATTATACCTAACTCTTGTTACCACGTTTTCTAAATCTCCTAACACTGGAGCTATCTCCAGTTTCATTGTGTCATCCGTTAAGAATGTAAATGTAATCGCCATTATTTATTTTTTATTAGTTGTTTTAATTCTTCTATTTGTTTTTGTTGCTCTTTCATACCTTCAATTAAAAGAGCTACCATATTACCATAAGCTACGTTATACATACCATCAGTATCTTGACCAACAACTTCAGGTAAAACTTCTAAAGTTTCTTGAGCAATAACTCCTATCTTTCTTTGTTTATCTTCTGAATCTATTCTTGTATAATAAACCCCTCTCAAAGATAAAACTTTGTCTAATGGTTTTTCAATTGTAACTATATTTTCTTTTACCCTTCTATCTGAGTATGCTGTAACATCACCTGTAGCAATAGCATTACCGCTATCATCACATCTAAGTCTCCAGTTTCCGCTTGAAGTTAAAAACCCAATATTATTTGCTGTATCAGCATAAACATACCCTCTAAGTCCTGTTCCGTGATTTGATCTAAACTGTAATTCAACATTACCTCCACTTCCTGTAATACTCCAAGCGTTTGGTGATTGAGCATAAAAATGAACTCCGTAATCTTGATTATATATTCCTTGTTGTCCATAGTTTCTAAACCAACCCCTGCAATAAACATTGTTTACATCCCATATGTCAGTGTAGTTTTTATACATTGCTCCATATTGCCACATAGTGCTACCTATATATGCTCCAGCAGGATGCCAAGTTGCTTCTCCTGTTCCGCCTACGTTTGCATTACCTCTAAATTCAGAAGCTCGCATACTGTTTGTTTGAGATGTACCGTTTGGATCAATATATCTGCCTGTATCATTAGAATCATAGAATATAGGAGATCTAACAGAACCAACCGATGTCATATTAAATGAATGATCCAATCTCCATCCATTTGTTCCGTTATGGAAACCTATGTCATTATTAGATTCGTTACCAAAATACCCAAACGCCCATGCGCCTGTAAAATCTGAAGTACTTCTTACCCATCTTAAGCCACCCCATGTCCCTTGACTTGGCATAAGAAATGCAACACCTTCGCCATATGATTCAGATTTAGGTCTAATCCAAACATTACCATTTAAAAAAGCGGCTCTAGTTCCATTACCAGCAGGGTCTAGGTAATATGTTGTGTCATTAGAGTCGTAAAATATAGGCGATCTAACATCTCCTGGAACAGTAAACACTCCATTTAATCCTAACGTAGCTAATGTAGTATAAGAAAGAGTTCTTCCGGCTGTTCCACTACCTGCTCCCTGAAAATTAAATCCTCCTGCTGTAAATAATAAATAAGTTGATGTGTCGTTTAATGGAGCAATCCAAGACCCTCCAGTAGTTGTATGTCTTACATTGTAACCTATACCTCCGTAACTTCCTCCAGAATATCCAGCTACCAATCCTCTTCCTTCTAAACCTCCAGAACCTAAATTAACATTATAAGATCCTACATTAGAATCAAAAAAATTAGATGCTCCAATTTGTGTTGAAGTCGTGCTTCCTCTTCCTGTTACTGTTGCTAATGTATCAGTTTCTGGAGCGGTAACAGTAAAACTTCTATTTGCCGATAAATCCTGCGTTACTCCGTTTATTGTTATTGTTCTGGCTTGAGTGACAGGTGTATAACCTAAAGCGTTTGTTACATCCGTACTTGATAAAGTAACAGCCCCAGTTCTAGTATTAAAACTAGTGACGCCTGTGTCAATATTGAATATCCTATTAGCAGATAAATCTTGTGTAGAACCATTAATTGTTATAGTCCTAGTTATTGGGACATATCCCGCTAAATCGCTTGTTAAAGCTATTGTTCCAGAACTACCTGGAAATGTGTAATTTACCGAAGCACTAGGAAATATAAATTTTGATGTAAAAGTTGTTCCAGCAGGCGTTACCCCAAAATCAACTTGATTAGTGTTAAATGAGCTAATTAATACTCTGGTTGCGGACCCCGATTTTAAAGTAAGAGATCCTTCAACATTTGTTCTTATTGCGGAAAACGTTTTTTCACCTGTTATAGTTTCCGTCCCGGCTTTATGTACAACTAGATTGTCATCAGCCGGTATATATCCTAACCAGCCGGCTATAGTTTTATTTACCCATAATGTACCATCAAAACCTAACACATGGCCATTAACTGGTATTGTTGTTTTTAAATCTACATCATGTACCTCGTTTAGTTCAAATCCGTTTTGTACTTTAACGAAGATTTCCCCGTTGTTAGCATTGACTCTTGTTACAATACCAATAAAAACCAAATGCAATGGAGCGTATGGTTTATTAACTAATCCATAAATAAGATTACCATTAG